TGCAAGAGAATTTCCGACGCAGAGGAAACCGACGCGGCGCGAATTGCTGAAATACGAAAGGAGCTATTCAATATGACACAGTTTAACAACGAGCTTTACGCGGGGTTCTTGCCGGAAGCGGGCGACGCGCGCTTCGAGGGAAAGCGGGGCTTCTATCCTGCAATGACGGCGGAAGAATACAGAGCGCTTCCGCTTCCGATGAAATGCGCAACGTGGGACGCGCGCGTTCAGTATGTGATCTTCGATAGCTATTTCAGAGATTATGAGCTTTCCGGAAAAGTCGAGGTTCACGCCGAAAACGCATTCAAGGCGCTTTTCCGCCACAGCGAAACCGACACGCAGTTATACAGCGTTTGCGCCGTTCGCCTTTTTGACGGAACGCGCGTTGCGGCGAAGTGGGTTCAAGACAGCGTTTCGGGCGCATTCCGGATTGTAACGACTTCCGGAAACGTGCTGGGTACGCAAGGCGGCTTTCGCGGACATATCCCCGAAAACTGCAAGAAGCGGGACGACGGGACGTGGGGGCTTTTCCCGCTTGATCGCACAGCAGACCGCAAGCAGATTATACGCGTCGCATTTTGACGCGGGAAAGGAGCTATTCACCATGAGCGACAGAAGAACAGCGTTTGACGCTATCACGAAGGACAAGCCCACGCTGGCGGGCTTCCTTCGTTCCCTTCCTTGCATTGAAGCGCCGTGGGACGCGGCTTTTCAGAAGCGTTATTGCTCTTCCTGCACGGCGGAGAATTGCGACACTTGCGCGAATGAGCAGTTCCGGAACAATCCGGAATGGTGGCTTTCCCTTCCGACGGCGGAGGTGGAACAATGACGGCGGATAGGGCGCGCGGAGCGCTTGCCGTCCTGCAAGACGCGGACGGGAAGTTTATTTGCGAAGTGCCTTGCGGTTACATAGTCGAGCAGACAGCCAGCGCACACAAGCCCCGGCGGATACAGGCACAACGACGGCGGCGGGCAATGCTTCGCCGTCGCGTCGCCCTTACGGTTGCATTGCTGACCGTTGCCGCCCTTCTTGCGGCGCTTATGCCGTGGAGCGGGAGCGGTGCGGCGGACAAGCCGAAGGACACGACCGCCGGAACACTTGAAGAGGTACACCAGCCGACCGCCGTTCTTCTTCCTTCGAGCGGGACAGTGGCGGAATATGTGCCGAACGCGGCGGAGGTTGAAGCCCTTGCAAAGCTGATCTACGGCGAAGCGGGGATCGTTCCTTCTACGACGGAGCAAGCGGCGGTTGTATGGTGCGTTCTGAACCGCGTTGACGATCCGCGCTTCCCCGACACGGTGCTGGAGGTTATCGAAGCACCCTATCAATTCAGCGGCTACGATCCCGAATATCCCGTGAAAGAGGAATTCGCCCTTCTTGCGGCGGACGTGCTGACGCGATACCGCGCGGAGCGGGACGGCGAAGAAAACGTCGGGCGGGTGCTTCCGGCGGAATACTGCTTCTTCACGGGCGACGGGCGGCGCAATCACTTCACGACGGAATGGAAAAGTACGGATTGCTTCGGCTGGACGCTTGAAAGCCCGTACACAGATTGAAAGGAGCGGCACACATGAAGGACAACAAAAGCGGCTGGCAGTTCCCGAAGGCGCTTGAAATTATCAAGTGCAAGGAAGGCAACAAAGAGTTTATGAAGGAGCGTCCGGCGCGTCGCCCGTTCGGAAACACCGTGCTTATTTGCGAATATCCGATCGACGACACAGCGGCGGAAGAGCCGAACGCGAAGTTGATTACATGGCGGCTTGCAAAGCGCGCCGCGCGGGACTTCTTGCGCGTTTCCTTTATGCCTTCGGCTATCGTATCGGCGGCGACGCATGGCGGGAAAACCGCCGTCCGCGTCTACGGTAAATATTAAAACACACGAAAGGAGCTATTCAATTATGTTCAGTAAGAAAAAGACCGAATGCCGCGTTTGCGGCTACATGAAGGACGGCAAGGGCTACCCGCTCAATTATTGCCCTTCGTGCGGAAAGCGGGTGAAGAATGAATAACCGACAGGAAAAGCCGCCCTTGAAGTGCTTGCTGGGCATTGATCCGGAGAAAACGCGGAAATGCAAGCCTTCGGAATGCGCTTCTTGCGGCTGGGAAGCGGCAGAAGCCGCGCGGCGGCGGGAGTACGTAAAGGAACACGGCTTGACGCTATGCGCCGACGGCTTCCGGCGGCTGATTATTAGGAAGGAGAAAGACATGGCAACACCTTATAAGGAATGCCCGCATTGCGGCGCACATCTTGACAGCGGCGAAAAGTGCGAATGCCGCGCAGAGGAAATCGAAGCGAAGAATTCGCAGAAATACGCTTGCGGGCTTACGGAGCAGGACGTTGAAAGCGGCTGGGAATGCCCGCTTGATAATCCGAACGAAACCGTCGAACGTTGCGAAGATTGCGCCTTTGCAAAAGAAACCGATTGAAAGAGAGGGTAAAAGACAATGACAGGTATTAACGAGGTTGCGAAGGAAATTCACGAAAACGCCCGCGCCCACGGCTGGTGGGACGAAGAACGCGGCTTTCCGGAGGTTTTAGCGCTCATTCATTCGGAGGTATCCGAAGCGCTGGAGGAATACCGCAACGGACACGGCGCAACAGAAATCTATTTCAGCGACAGCGGCAAGCCCGAAGGTATCCCCACGGAGCTTGCGGACGTGATTATTCGCGTTCTTGATTATTGCGGATACGCAGGGATCGACATTGACGCGGCGATCTCACAGAAGCACGAATACAACAAAAGCCGCCCGTATCGGCACGGCGGCAAGAAGTGTTAATCATGGCGGAGCGGGTGAACCACCCGCCGCATTACAACGCGGGCGGGATTGAGTGTATCGACGCGCTGGAAGCCGCAACAAGCGGGCTTCAAGGTATCGAAGCCTTTTGCACAGCGAACGCGATCAAGTATTTGTGGCGCTGGAAGCTGAAAAACGGTGAAGAGGACTTGCAAAAGGCGGTTTGGTATATCAACAGACTTATTCAACGAGCGGGCGCAGACAGCGCCGCAGGAAAGGAGCTATTCAATATGAAAGAGAACAAACACGGCTTCGAGCCGAAACAGGAATTCACAATGGGAGGGATCGCTTGGACGGTCATTCAGACGGGCGCGGATTGGGTGAAGTGCATTGCTTCCGATTGCGTCGAGGAACGCGCCTTCGATGAAGGGAACAAGAACGACTTTGCCGCTTCTTCCCTTCGTGCCTATCTGAACGGCGAATTCTTGCGCCGTCTGATTAAGGCGGGCGCGCCGGAAGAAATGTTCGAGTATTTCAACATCGACTTGACCGCCGACGACGGCTTGAAGAATTACGGCGGCGATCGCGTCCGGATCGGGCTTATCACTTGCGAGGAATACCGCCTTTTGCGCGGCAACATTCCGGCGCTTCCGGATCGTTGGTGGTGGACGGCTACACCGGACAGCCCGATAAATTCTTTCGTCCGCCTCGTCAGTTCGGACGGCTCTTTGTACGGCAGCTACGCGTACTACGGCAACTATGGCGTTCGCCCGCTTTGCAATCTCAAATCTGAAATCTTGGTATCGTACTTAAACGGCGAGAACGCAGAGGAACAGAAGAAGCGCGCCGAAGCCGTCGATATGATGAAGCATATTGCCGCCGCGTGGGACATCGACGCGGAAGAGGTTTTCGGGAGGGCTGACGAATGACAATGTATCAATTCATGGTGAACGCCTTTTATATGCTTTGCGGCGTTGCTTGCGTCGCCGCTTCCGTTGTGATCGTCTACATCGTTTTGAACGTGCTTTTCAGAGCACTTCGGAGGGGCGGAGGGAACAATGGCAGATATTAAGATCGACGAAGAATTGCTTTTGCGCGCAGGGCTGGGGATCGGCTACGCGTTCGCGCCATTCTTTCGGGGCATTTTAGAAGGCGTTGAAGATTACACGATCGAACAGGCGGCGCGAGAAATGCAGGAAGAACACGACGCGCAGGAAGCCGAAGAGGGCTTGAAACGTCCGGTTGAAAAAACGCTGATCGGCGATTGCCGGAAGTGCTGGTGCGATCAATGCGCGAAGCTGGAACAATGCGTTCACTTGCGCGAAGGCGCGCTTCCGGACGGGGTACGCCCGTTCCCTTGCGTCGGGTGCGCGGACGGAATGCGCTTCAAGCCTTGTGAAGAAGAACGGTGCGCCGACTTCGAGCAGGGCGCAGGATTTAATAACGGCTGACAAAACAAAAAAAGAGAACGTCCGGTTGCGACGTTCCGGACGTTCTCTTTTCCTCTTACATAGCTGTAAAAGGAGCTATTCAATACTGAAATTATAGCATTTTACGGCGCTTTTGTCAAGGAAGGGCGGCGGGATTATGCAGAGGGTTAAAAGACGTATTTTTTCGGGCGTTGTATGTGAACAAGAGGTTTACACCGTATCCGATCGAGCGAACATCAAAAAAGCTGAACCGCGACCGCGCTTCAAGGACGACGAAGAGCGCGCGCAACACCGGATCGGCATATCAAAACGGAAACACCAGCGGCTGGTTAATGAAAACTTTTCGCCGCTTTCCTTATATAGTACGCTGACGTTCGACGACGACAGCGAAGTTCATACATTCAGCGAAGCGCGCAGAATACGCGACAATTACTTCCGGCGGCTTCAAAGGGCTTGTCCCGACGCGAAGATCATTATTTACATGGGGCGCGGCAAGTCAACGAACCGAATTCATTTTCACATGATTTCGGACGGCATACCGGAAGAAACGATCAGCGGCAAGTGGAACGACGGATCAGTAATCCATATTCGGCACTTGCGCGAACACAATTATTATAACGGCGTTGACTACGGGCAGGATTACACGGGGCTTGCGGATTACCTCTTCAACCATTGGACACCGGAACAGGGCGGACACCGTTGGAAGGCGACACGCAATCTTCGCCAGCCGGAGAAGGAAGCGCCGACGCTTGCACTTCGGACGTATACGGAAAAGAAAGCACCGATCGCGCCGAAGGGTTACAAGCTGGTGGAAGCCCGCGCGACGAAGTGGGGCTACATATATTATAAATATGTACGCGAACCGGAGAAACCGAAACGCCGGAAGAAACGCGAATAGCGGGAACGCCCGAAGGGGCGCAATAAAAAGCCTTGTAAATGTGTAAAGTTTTACGACCAGCGCTTTTCCTTCCGGAAGATTGATTTTATTTATTCCCCGTCGCCCGCTTTTCAGAGATCACGAACGCGCGCATTGTCAAGGGTGCGAAGCACGGCGAAGCCGCTTGCCCTTGATAATGAAAGCGCGGGAGTGATAAAAGCGGGAAGGCGGCGGGGATATAAAATCAATCGTGAAGGATCGGTTCAGAACACGGATCGAGGAAGCCCGCCGGATCGCCGATAGATTTATTCCTTTAAGCCCGTTCCCCCCAGCGGGGGGCGGAGGGGGGAGAAAAACAGATGAAGTATATTGCAAGTTGTTCATTCGGAAAAGACAGTTTGGCAATGGTTCTTTTGCTAATCGAAATGGGATACCAGCTTGACGAAGTGATATTCTTCAACACGGGAATGGAATTTGAAGCAATTTATAACGTTCGCGATCGCCTTATTCCGATCCTTAAAGAACGCGGCATTAAGTACACCGAATTAGAACCGCAGAAGCCATTTTTATATAATATGCTGGAACGTCCCGTGGAAAGCAAACAAAAGGGTTGCCATTGTGGTTACGGTTGGTGTGGTGGCGTTTGCCGCTGGGGAACGACAGAAAAAAACAGGATTATTGATGAATACAAAGCGGGTATCAATGATGAAGTTTACGAATACGTCGGGATTGCCGCCGATGAAGCGTGGCGGGCAAAAGGGAAGCATTATCCGTTAATTGATTTGGGAATGACGGAAGCGGCTTGCCTTGCCTATTGCTGGGATCGTGGGTGGAATTGGCTTGAAAGAACAACGGCAACAGAAACGGGATACATAGACCTTTACAAAATTCTTGACCGCGTTTCATGTTGGTGTTGTAGCAACAAAAATCGAAAGGAATTAAAAAATATTTATATCTTTCTTCCGGAGTATTGGGAAAAATTGAAATTTCTTCAAAGTCGGATAGATCGACCGATGAAAAAATGGAAAAACGCAAGGTATGGAGAATACGGCGACGTTTTCCAAATGGAAGAAGTTTTCAAAAACGAACGGCTGGAAGAGGTGGTGCAATTATCACTTTTTGACGGATAGGAGGTAAAAGACAAATGCAGAGAAAAGAAACCGTATATCTTGCCGGAAAGATCACGGGCGATCCGTATTATTTCACGAAGTTTTACAACGCGCAAAAGAAGCTGGAGGAAGGCGGCTTCATCGTCGTAAATCCGGCGCTTCTTCCGGCGGAGGGCTTCACGTGGGAAGCCTATATGCGTATGTCCGGCGCTATGCTTGCAGAGTGCGCCGAAGTCTGTTTTCTTCCGGACTGGAAAGAGAGCAAAGGCGCGAAATATGAATTCGGCGAAGCAATAGCGCAGAACAAGCCGTTTTTCTTCTTCGCTGATTGGGAACGGGAGGGATCGCAGAATGCAGAAAAATAAAATGCCCGTTCCGACGGAAGCGCAAGAGCAAATGACGCTGTTTTCGTGGGCGGCTATGCAAAGCGGGAAATATCCCGAATTGAATTTGCTTTATCACGTCCCGAACGGCGGGAGCAGACACAAGGCGGAAGCGGGACGGCTTCGGGCGGAGGGCGTGAAAGCGGGCGTTCCCGATCTATGCTTGCCCGTCGCGCGCGGGCAATATCACGGGCTTTACATAGAGCTTAAACGGCAACGCGGCGGCAGGACAAGCGATCATCAATCGGAGTGGCTGGACGCTCTTTCGGCGCAGGGCTACAAAGCCGCGCTTTGCTACGGCTGGGAACAGGCGGCGGGAACAATTATCGAATATCTAACCGGAGGTGGCACACATGACTAAAAAGCAAACAGAGCTTTCCGAAGAGTTGCGGGAAGCCGTATTTGAAGCCGCGCGCGCAGGGGCGGCGGAAGCATACACACAGAACACGGGGTACGTAAATTACTTCAAGGCAATGGAAACATTGCTGTATAACTACAAGAAGCTGGCGGCGCTTGTAGCCGATGAAGAAGCGTATTGCGAAGTTGAGTATCACGCAGGACGAAAGACGTTTTCAACGACACCACAGGCGAAGGGCTTTATTCAGCGCAAGACGGAAGCGGAGATCGTCGAGGAAATGCGAGAGGAAAAACAAAAGCAGTTCAAAGAAACGAAATCCGGCTTTGACAGCTTGACGCGCGCTATTTCTCTTTTCAAGGGGCATAAAGAATTCGTTGTGATCCGGCTTTACTATTTCGGCGAGGACATCAACGGCAATCCGCGAGAGGGCGGAACGGCGACGTGGGAAGAGATCGCGGAAGAGCTTTCCGACGCGGGCATTCTCAAAGAGATAAAGACGGCGCGCCGCTGGCGGAATAAGATCGTCAACGATATGGCGGTATGCGTATTCGGCATTCCGGCGGCGGTATCAGCGGCGACATACCGGAAAGCCGTTGACAAATGACCAAAACGCGACCAAACAATGCACCTTGTCCGCGACGCTTACGCGTGATATAATAATTACGCTGAATTATTGCGAATTGAATAATCTACAATTCCGCGCCTTCCGCGCCGCCCAGCATTACCGCGCCCGCGACGTGTTACAGCGGACAGAACATCAACATTTCTTGCGCGGCGGCGACCGATCCGGACGGCGACGCGCTGACCTATTGTTTCGAGCGCTCATACAACAGCGGCGCGTGGACACAGGTTCAAGCGTCCGCAAGCAGGACGTTCACGGAAGCGGTATCGACCGCGTGGAACACGTTAAAATACCGCGTCCGCGCAAAGGACAGCTACGGCAATTATTCCGCGTACACCACAAGCGGAGATATTGCCGTAATCCATAACCAGCCGCCCGTGATTTCCGGCAGTAACGCCGATCTTGGCACGAAGCGCGGGGATTTCACCTATCAATACAGCGTAACCGATCCGGACGGCGACACGGTGAACGTTGTTGAAAAGATCGACGGAAAGACAATCGCGACGAAGAACGCAATCACGCTGGGCGCAACGCAGACGCTTTCCGTTTCCGGAAATACCTTCACGGCGCTTACGAACGCCCAGCACACGATCACAATTACGGCGACCGACAGCGCAGGAAATAGCGCCGTCCGGACGCTGACGTTCACGAAGTCGATCGCGGGCTTCGTTATCACGCTTTCCACGCCGCTGGAAGCCAACAGCCAGCCGACACGCGCGAATATCAAGGTAACGCGAGATATTCCGGCGGGCGGCACGTTCAAGGTTGAAGCGACGAACAATCCGTTTGACGCTTCCCCCGTTTGGGAGGATTGCACGAACGCGGTTGTTCAAGGCGTTGCACACGTTTTCACAAATAAGATCAACACGGCGGCACAGTACGGAATGAATATCCGCGTAACCGTCCAGCGCGGCGACGCGCTGACCGCTTGCTGGGTATCGGGGATCGGGGGGAATTTTGAATGAGCGTAATTCACAAGAAGAGCAACGGCGGAGCTTCCACCGAAATTGAAAAAGAGGTTCGGGAAGTCAAAGCGGCGGGAGAGCAAACCGCCGCTTTGCTTGCCCTATCCTTCAAAGCGCAGATCGTGCAGGATCGCGCCGCCGGAACGAACGTCATTTCCGACGCGGCGATCCTGCAATCGGCGGAAGTGATCGAATACGACGAATACGCCGACAATCACGCTTACAACACCGTCGGCGAAATCATCAAGCACAACGGGCGGTATTACGAGATCAAAGCGGCGCACACGTCGAACGCGGCGGCTTATCCCGTTGAAACCACCTTCGCGTACTATCGCTTGATCGAGCTTTCCGCGACCGGAACGCTTGACGATCCGATCCCGTATCCGGAAACGGCGGGGATCGTCGTTAATGTCGTTTCCGGCTTGTATTACAGCTACAAAGGCGCGGTATACCTTGCAAAAGCAGATATGCCGAATTGCGTTTATCCGCCGGACACGGCGGGCTTGTGGCAATGGGAAAAAGTAACCTAACGGGAAGGAGGATCAACGATGGACACTTTCACAACGGTTCTTTCCGTCTTTTCTACCGTATGCGCTATCGTGTTCGGCTATATCGCTTTTGTTCGTAACAGGGACAAGGACAAGGAAAGCAATGTGAAGCACGACGCGACCGTTTTAACCGAGATCGGATACATCAAGGCGAACACGGACGAAATCAAGGCGGAGCAGAAGGAACAGCGAAAGACGAATACGGAGTTCGTAACGCGCTTGACCGACGTTGAAGCGTCGGCGAAACAGGCACACAAGCGGCTTGACCACATCGAAAAACGAATGGATCAAGCAGAGTAACGCCAGCGGCGGCGGGGGCTTCCCCGCCGCTTCTTCATTGCAAAGGAGGGTTCAGCAATGAGCAATAGCAAACTTATTTCGTGTACGCTGATTTCACCGAACAAGAACAGCCCACGAAATCACAAGATCGACACGATCACAATTCATTGCGTCGTCGGGCAATGTTCCGCCGAGAGGATCGGCGAAATCTTCAAGCCGACTTCGCGACAGGCGAGTTCAAACTACGGGATCGGCTACGACGGGCGGATCGGGCTTTACGTCGATGAAGCCGATCGTTCGTGGTGCAGTTCTTCGGCGGCGAACGATAACCGCGCAATCACGATCGAGGTTGCAAGCGACACAAAGCACCCATACGCCGTGAATGATAAAGCATACGCGGCGCTTCTTGATCTTGTCGAAGATATTTGCCGCCGGAACGGGATCAAAAAGCTGGTATGGAGTACAAGCAAGGACGACCGCGTAAACCACAAGAACGGGTGCAATATGACCGTTCACAGGGATTACGCGAACAAGTCTTGCCCCGGCGATTATCTGTATAACCGGCACGGCGAGATCGCGGCGGAGGTAAACAGGCGGCTGGGCGTTCCGGCGGTGGAACAGAAGCCGGAGCAGAAGCCGCAGGGCGACGCGAAGAACCTTTACCGCGTCCAGCTTGGAGCGTTTGAGAAGAAGGACAACGCAACAGCGTTCGCGGCGAAGCTGAAAAAGGAAGGCTTCGATACGTACATCGTGCAGATCGGCAAGTATTACAAGGTTCAAGTGGGCGCGTTCGGCGTCAAGAAGAACGCGGAAGCTATGCTGGAGAAGTTGAAGAAGGCGGGACACGACGACGCTTTCATTACCTATTCCGGCACGTCCGGCGGGACATCGGAGCGGAAGATCACAACGGGAAGCAAAGTGCGCGTGAAAGCGGGCGCGAAAACCTATTCCGGCGGAAGCCTTGCTTCCTTCGTCTATTCCCGCGATCACATCGTCAAAGAGCTTTCCGGAAAGCGCGCCGTGATTACCTACGGCGGAACGGTTGTCGCGGCGGTGAACGTCGATGATCTAACGCTTGTTTAACACACGCACAACGCACGGTATGCGTTACACAACGCGCGCCGTGCGTTAATTGCGCTATGTGAAAGGGGGACGCAATGAAAATCAAATCTTCGAGCGGGAAGCGGGTGGCGAAGCGCCGCTTCTTCAAGGCTGACGAACGCTTCGCAACGAAAGCCGTTATTGTGATCGCAATTACAACGGCGGCTTTCATCGTCGCGCAGTACGTTTCATTCCTTATCACGCGGCAGGAACAAACCGTTCTGATCGAATGGTATTTCCGCGCCGTCGTGATTGAATGCGGCGTAATGATGATGAAGCGTCTTGCCGAAGTAATCGTCGGCAGGATCAAGAAAAAAGAAAAAATCGACATAACAGAAAGCGAGGATACAAACAATGACTATTGATCTTACCAGCATTGCAAACGCCGTGATCGCTCTTATCGCGGCTATTATTACCGCCTTCGTGATCCCGTGGATCAGAAGCAAGACGACCGCCGCACAGTTTGAGAAAATCAAAATGTGGGTAACGGTTGCCGTCGAAGCCGCCGAACAGCTTTACACCGGAAGCGGCAGGGGCGCAGAGAAGAAAGCATACGTTGTTGAATTTCTGAATAGCAAGGGCTTCAAGATCGACGCGGAAACGCTGGATAAACTGATCGAAGCCGCCGTCTTTAATCTTCCGGACTACTTCACTATTTCCGGCATTCCGGCGGATACCGACAGCAACAAAGAGTAATTGACCGCGCGGCGGATCGCGCTTCCCCTTTCAGCCTTCCGCCGCATAAAGAACAATCCCCCGTGCGGGCTTTCGAGCCTTGCACGGGGGGTTTTTTTGTTTGGTTCATTCCTTCGGCGGTTCGACCGACGCTTCCGACGGCGCGGCGGTTTTCCCTTTAATGAGTTGATACAGCTTCTTACAGCCGACCGCAATTCCCTTGAATAGATAGTAATAAATCTTGTAAAACGCCCACAAGAAGAAGTACAGACACCAGCCCGCGCCGATAATCATATACCACATCAAATAGAACATTCCGGCGAAGAGCATAGCGAAGCACCACAACGGCGCGTTTCGCTTATTCACACGCACACCGAAGCCCAGCCGGAAACCGGACATCTTCTTCAATGTCTTTGTAAAGCTGACGAACATTAGAGCAAATCCCCCTTCTTAAATGTAAATTTTCAAGGCAGAATTCGCCCATTCTGACCTTTAACACAATTATACGCCCGTCATGCGCTAAAATCAAGAATAAAGCGGAATATTTACACACCGTTTGTAAATAATCAGAATGAAGAGGGATCGCGGCGGCAATGAAGATATATGATTACAACGGCAAGAAGAACATTTGCGGCGACCGATTGCGCGAAGCGCGCGTCGTCCGGCGGCTACGTCAAGAGGATTTAGCCGCACAAATACAGTTGAAAGGGATCAACATGGAGCGGGACAGCATAAGCCGAATTGAAATCGGTACGCGCTTCGTATCCGACTTTGAATTGAAGATATTTGCGGAAGTGCTGGGAGTTTCGGTAAATTGGCTTTTAGGTATAGACGAATAACGGCGGCGGGGTGATCCCGTCGCCGCTTATCTTTTATAGGCGCATAAAATACGTATTTTTTTCTCAAAGCCTATTGACATATACGCATTGAAGGCGTATAATAGTAAATGTAAGGAGGACAGCAGATGAAAACAAAAGACCTTATCGAGCTTTTAGAACGAAACGGCTGGAAGTTCAAGCGGCACGGCGCGAACCACGACATATACGTGAAGGACGGTCAAAGGGAAAGCGTCGTAAGGCACAGAGAAACCGACGAAGAGTTAGCAAAAGCAATCATCAAGCGGCGCGGGCTGAAATAAGCCCGCCGCCACTTGACAACAATATAGGAGGTACGGACAATGAAATTCAAAAAGCAAGCGAATGTCGCGTTCTTTTCAAAGTATGTCCGCGAAGATGGAAAGTTCACGATTACAAGTGTTGATCGCCGCGTCAACGGGACTTTGAAAAACGTGTTCGAGGTAACAGACGAAGCCGGAAGCGTGATCGACACATTGCCGCGCCTTAAAGACGCAAAAGCAAAATACGCGGAGATTTGAAGGAGGTATTCAGAATGAAAAACGCATATCCTATCGTTATGACGCAAGGAAAAGAGTTCATCGTGGTATTTGTCCCCGATTTCAATATCAATACGCAGGGCAAGGACGTTCCGGACGCGATCGAGATGGCGCGGGACGCAATCGGGCTTATGGGAATTGATATGCAGGACGACGGCGAAGCATTGCCGGAAGCGTCGAGCATTGCAAGCGCACAAGCCGAAGCGCCGTCCGGCGCGATCGTTTCGCTGGTTGACGTTGATTTCGCGGAGTACCGCAGAAAGAACGATATGCGCGTCGTGAAGAAGAATTGCACCATTCCTTCATGGCTTAACTTTGAAGCGGAGCGGGCTGGCGTGAATTTTTCCGCCGTCCTGCAAGCGGCGCTTAAAAGCGAATTGCATATCACAAGCAGATAA